GGGAGGTCTAGGCACTCCTCCTTCGTGAACCGGATCGCTGGCTGCAGGGCGTTGAACACAATCTGCGTTGCTTGCGGCTTTGGAACCCACCGGAACTGCGACGCCTTGAACATCACCATCTCGCGGAACGAGGACATAAACTTAGGGACATTCGCAGGGCTGACCAACTTTGCCAACCCATATGCGTCTACGGGGGACTGTGCAGCAGGAGTACCCGTCAGCATCCAGAGCCACGTATCGGGCTTCATCAGCTTGTGCAGCACCTTCCATCTGACAGTCTGTACGTTCTTGTATGCGTTAGCTTCGTCTACTACTATCAGGTCAAACCCGCCCTTGAACACCGCATCGCTGACGATCTCTAGCCCGTCATAGTTGATGATGACGAACTCTGCCTGACTGTCGATAACTTCCTTGCGTTTCTCTGCCGAGCCATACGCAACATCGACCGAGCGGTGCATGGCAAACTTGAACAAGTCCGCTCGCCAAGCCGAATCCATAATAGATAGCGGACAAATTACCAGCACCCGCTTGATGCGGCCTTGCTTCATCAGGTAGTCCGCAGCCCAGATCACGCTGCCTGTCTTGCCGGTGCCCTGCTCATTGAGGCAGAACGCCCGCTTGTTCATGGTGAGAAACGCAGCGGTAGTCTTCTGGTGTTCAAAGGGTCTATGAAGGCCGGGCCAGTCATAGTCCTTGAGTATTGGGGATGGAACATTCTTTATGTTCAAGTTCTTGAGCACTTGAGCTTCGTCTAGCCCCCAGTGCACCAGCACGCTATGCGCGTCAATAACCTTACTCTTTGGGATAACTGCGGTGACCTTTGACGGATCACGTAGCTTTAGCACGAGGGCTTTGTTATCAAAGATTTCCATGTCTATGCAGTTGTGAATTGAAATGGCAAGACAGGCAAAACAGTGTTACCTGTTTTGCCCCCCTGCGCTTGTCGGCTCCCGAGGGAGAATGCCACCCGTACCGACTGGTGTAGTTAATCTGACAGGGCACCCCAGTGCCCCGGTAGTCGCTCACCCACACCTTACAGCGACTACGCAACAGTTCGATGCCAATGTACCGCCCGAAGGCGGGTACGTCAAGTAGCTTTCTCGCCTTTTTTATGCAAGTTCCTGCTACGATTCTTAGCAGGAGACTCCAGCTTGTAACCGTCTGCGTTGGTGCCGCCCTTGGCAAGTGCCTTCACGTGGGAGACATCCTTACCCTTGCGGTCCACGCCTTTCTTATCCAGAGCCCGCCGAGCCCGCTGCCGCTCCATGCGGTCTTCATGCTCGCCACGAGCGACTTGCTTCTCGTACTCGTGACGATAAGGTCTTGGCTTATTCACATATGGCATGATCTGCTACCTTTCTACACCAGTCTATAAACTCGTTTAGCGGAGTATCAATGCGAAACTTGTTAACTACCGCACATACCACCTTGCGGCATGTTAATTTCTTCCGTTATGGGAGCAGCTAGTCACCACGCAATGCGCTCGGCACAGTCCGCTCGGCTTTGGGTTCCAGACATCCGATTGCATAGCAACCTTGAGTCTATTATGCTTGGACACCCACTTATCCCATAATACTTTCTGCTGTTCTACGTTGTGCTTGCTCTTCACGAACGCATTACATACTACGAACAGCAGCCCAGACTTCACTTTCTTGATCTCGGGGAAGTGCTTGAACACGCACAGCGCCATGAGTTCTAGCTGATCTGGGTCTGCGTACTTCGCACTCTTCCCGGTCTTGTAGTCCACGATGCGGGCTTCCCCACGTTCGCGGTCAATGACAAGTAGGTCGGCAATCCCCCGGAACCACACATCAGGGGCATCGAACGCACACGGCTCCAACGCCTCCGTCACGCCCATCTCGTACTCGCACAGCTTCTCGCCTTGCAGTTGCTTGAGGTTATCGAGCACTGGCTTCGCAAAGGTGAAGTACTCAGGCAGTGGGGTGTTCTCTTTTATGTAGAACTCCGCTGCCTCGTGGAACCGAGTACCGTAGGTCATCGCCTCCGTCTCGGATTCCTTCACATCCTTGACCACACGCAAGTGATAGTACTTGCGAGGGCACTGCTCAAATAACTTCAGGCTACTGTAAGACCAACGAGTATTCACCGAGACTCTTCCTTCTCGATCATTACCTTGAGGGAGTTGATGAGGAGCTTTGACTCAGCAGCCAGGGCGACTGCACTGTCCAGCGCACCATGTAAGTTTCCTGCAAGGCAGGCATTGTGTACGTCCTTAGCCATGCGCTCAATGTTCATGAGCGGCATAGCGTAATCAATAATAACTTCGGTGTTCATCCGCAATCTCCGTATCGTTTGCCATAACCAACTTCACACGCCAGAGGAAGCCCGGTAGCCCACTTCGGCACCCAGCGCATACATTCATCCACAAACGCTACCGCCTCCGTAACCCGGTCATCAGGGACTACGCAGGCCACTGCATCATGCACAGTCAGCACAACTTTGTACCGCTTGGCGACGCGGAGCATCTGTTCGCCAATGATACACCTAGCTATCGCTTGGCACACGTTCTCAATTACTTTCCCACCGTAGATGCGGGTACGCCCCTTACGGGTCTTGTAAGTGAACTCGATGCCCTTCTCACCCTCTTGCGCTTTGATGTCATCGTACCGCAGAAGCAAACCACTCGGTAGAAGAACCGCCGATTCGTTCGGCACAACACCCAGCACGTTAGGCACACCCAGCGGACTGCTCTCTCGGCGTGACATACTTACCAGCATGACCTGAGCCTGCCTCCACAACGCGGTGATAGCAGGGTTCGACTTGCGGTAGATGTCAACGATACGCCGCGCCTCATCCAGTGCCACGGTCGTACCCATACCCTGCAGTTGTGCTTGGAACTTAACGGCACCCATCCCATACCCTGCGCCAAGAATCGTCGTCTTACCCACGAACCGCTCGGACTTTGTGATGTTGTCCTCCCCCCTGCCGTATATAGCTGATGCCATCTTCTTGTAGACATCCTCCTTGTTGGCAAACGCTTGCACCAAGTCATCCTGCCCAGCAAGCCACGCAAGTACTCGGGCCTCGATCTGTGATGAGTCTGCGTCAATGATGGTGTACCCCGCAGGGGCACAGATAGACAGCTTCAGCTTATTCGCGTTAGCCCCTCGGCTCGGCAGGTTCTGCAGGTTGATCTTGTCGTCCCCGCCAAACCTACCAGTGTGTGCTGCGTAGTATTTGATAGGCACAGGTAGTGCGCCGCGACTAGCAATATCAATGAACCGCTGAGTGCGAGTCTCCTCCAACGTAGACTTGACCCCTAACCGTGCGGTGACCATAGCCTGCACCCGCCAGTCCTCATGCTCAGTCAGCTTGAGAAACTCCTCGTCGTTCTTAGCCATAGCCAGTGTGGGCTTGTTCGTCGTCGGGCTAAGTTTCATCGGCGGCTCAACGCCGAGACTTCGCAGTGCTGCTGCAAACTTATGATTGCTCATAAGGTCTTCCACTGCGAACCCACTCTCGGTAAGAATCTTGTCCTTCTTGTCCTTGACCTCGGCCAAGTGAGCTTGGAGCATGTCGGTGTCCAGTGTCAACGCAGGCTCCGTAAACATACGGATCGTCGTGTCGATCACCTTCAGTTCCTTTTTGGGGAACCTCGGCATCAGCTTCTGGAACAGCCGGTACGTTAGCTCTACGTCATTCAGGCAGTAGTCCCCGTACCTAGCCAGCCGCTCTGCGGTGAAATCGGCGCGGTGCATACCCAGCACGTTCAGCACCTCGGTGCCCTTGCGCCCAACATCTTCACGCTCTGCCAAAGCCGCAAGTGACCCGCTCACTTCCACACCGTAGAGCGCCCGCCCCATGCACAAGGTATCCAGCCACAGCAACGGTCGGATACCGAAATGCCAGCTAAGGATAGCTCCGTCAAACATGGCATTGTGGGCAAGCACCATAGAGTTAGCCCAGTCGAACTGCTGCAGCCAAGCCTTGAGTTTCTCGTGCGGACCACTGGCCCACTCGATCTCCCCACCATTTACCTTGACGCCCAGCCCAATAACTTCAAAGCGCGGGTCACGAATATATTCCTCAGTCGTCAGCTTGGTGAGGCTGAAGTCCCTGTCGTAATACGTCTCGAAGTCCAGTGTGATCAAGTCCATTACCAACCCCGCACTTCATACAATTTCTGCAGGTAGTGGCGAGCCTTGCCAGCATCATCCGTAGCACCCTGCTTCTTACCAGCACGTAGCGCGTACTTGATGGCGTTGCCTTTGAGGAACCCAATAAACTCTTCGTGCGAGAGCACGGACTCCATCAGCGCCCACGGCTGGACCGGCATGTCCTTGTAGTGCGTGCCACCCACTTGCATATCATCTGCGGTCGTACCATTAAATTCACTCATGTCTTGCTCCTTAAAAGTTCGGCTTGCGCCCTTGCGTTTATTGCATCAGCCAAGTTTTTATAGTAACCAACGTATTTATTTTTACCAAACACTCTAATTTGAACGATGTAAGCACTATCTCTTTTCCTGAATAAAACGCCCCTAACCCCCGTGCGGTTGTCTGGTCTTAAAGAATGATGGTTATGTTGATTTATTGTGTTACTTACATCTCTTAAGTTTTCTATTCTATTGTTGCTTTTGTTTCCGTCGATATGGTCAATAAATTGTTTGGGCCATTCGCCGTGAACGTGACACCAAATAAGCCTATGTGCAAAGTACTTTTTTTGTTTGTATTTGATTTGTATGTACCCATTTGCCAAGCCGCCAGCTATTGCCCCCTTTTTTATTTTCACCGAGTCTATGTTCCAAAACAAAAGACCAGTATCTGGTGCGTAATTAAACACGGCGCGTATTTCTTGTGGTGTCATGTGCGCGACCTTTCAGGCCAGCTATCAGGGCGCGGCAACCACCGGATTAGCAGTTGCTCGCGGTCACGTTCACGCCGCTTGGCGTAGGTATCTATATTACTGATCCGGTCGCATTCGTAGACAGACCATGACCAATACTCGCCATCCCACCAGCGGTACTCATACATACACTCGCTAGCACTCGCAGGCCACCAGCCCATAGACGGCGGGGGGCCGCTGTTCCACTTACTTTTCGACATACTTCTCTCTAAGTTCATCTCTCTGTGCTGCGATGCAGGCGGGGCGGATGCAGTAGTAACTGCAAGTGTGAATGTCCTTGTAGTACTCCTTGTCGAGCACATCACGCGCTTTCTTCACGCCTTCCCAGTCACGGGCGACGTAAGCGTCCTTGATCAAGTTCAGGGCTTTCAACAGGTATGTCATGTTTTCTCCTTTGGTTTTGCCAGCGCGGCGCGGAGGGCGTCGGCAGCAACTCTGGCTGCACAGGGGTTGTATTCAGCGTTGCACCGATTTCCGCAATCGGCTTCTAGCGCCTCCAGCGCTGGCTGAGCGGCTTGTCGTAGGGTGGTCATGATGCGTACCCATCCGTAATGACTTTGTTCTTCGCCTCCTCCAGCGCACCGATGAGCGTGAGCCTGTCGGGGATGGTAGACACCTTGATCTTGAACTGTCCTTTGTCTTTCCAGAAGCACAG